CAAGGCTGCCGACGCAGACGACACAGAAGTTACTGAGCCAGAAGTTGAAAAGAAGGACTACACACAGGCAGAGCGTGAACTTGCCGGTGACAAGGGCGAAGCACTCCCAGACGGCTCATACCCAATCAAGACTGTTGGCGACCTAAAGAACGCTATTCAGGCATTTGGTCGTGCCAAAGACCCAGCAAAGGTCAAGGCTCACATCAAGACACGCGCTAAGGCTCTAGGCCGCGAAGACCTCATCCCTGACAAGTGGAAGGGTGCAGACGCAGAGTTGGTTAAGGCCGACGACATGATCCACGACCCAGCAGAACTCGAAGCAGTACGCGCTGGCATGATTGCACTTATCAAGGCTGAACTTGACGAGATGCTCGCAGGCACAGAAAGCGAAGTTTGCGACGTACAGGAATTACTTTGCTCACTATCCATTTTCTTGGACTGGTGGACAGGGGAAGCATCAGAAAATGAAACATCAGCTCCATTCACAGGATGGGATGACGACAAATCAGGAGAAGACACAATGGCTTACATTGGACTTGGCGTTAGCGCCGACCTAATCAAGTCTGCATCAGCAGACGACGCAACTGAAGAAACAAAGGATGAGTTGCGCAACGAAATCGTCAAGGCTTTAGGTCTTGAAGAAACCATCACAACAAAGGCAGCATTAGACGAGGCGAAAGAAGAGATCAGTCTCTTGAAGGCCGCGCTTGATGAAGTGCGTGAGATGGCAGTACCTGGTGGCCCAGCCATCAGAGCAACAAGAGAGCAAACATCTAAGTCTGCTCAGGTCATTGCGGCTGAAGTAGAGGCAATCCGTCTCCGCGACATGGCGCAAAAAATGACTAACCCAGAACTACGTAATCAGTACCTAGCCGAAGCAGCTCGCTACGAGGCTAAGTCAAAGCAGTTCAACTAACCATCTAACAGAAAGGGATTGAGACATGGCATTAGCCGCTCCTTCCATTGACGACCTATTCGGCGGAGTACCAGCCGAACAGCGCGTTGAGCGTTTCGAGGCATACAAGTCAGCCTTGAGCGCAGTTCACTCGAACACACTGACTGCACACCGTCGCGGTGAGCTTTCATTCAGCCCAACATCCGGAATCACAAAGACCGTTTCTGCTGCTACACGCACAGAAGAGGCTCTTACTGACCTCTCTAAGGTTGTTTCAGGCGACCAACTTGCAGCAGTTACATCTGCTCTTGCTGGCATCCAAGACGTAAGCAAGAACATCAGCCTTACATCACCACTTAACAACACCGTTTCAGGTATCTCAGGTCTCGTACCTTACGACCTTGACCCAGTGCTTTCATTGCTCATCCCGAAGGAACTTTACCTTCGCAACAGCACAGCACGAATCAAGGCACAAGGACAGGCACTTGAGTTCCGTCGCATCACCGGTCTTTCTAACGCCGGTGTTGGTGGAGTAGCAAACCTCAGTTCATTCTTCAACTCGAACTCAGCTTCTACTTCATTCAACGGTGTTACATTGAACCGCCCAACTCAGATTGTTTACGCTGCCGACAAGATTGTAAAGTCTTTCGTTGAGCAGGGTCTTTCTGACAGCGTTTCACTCCAGGCTGAGTTTGCTGGTCAGGGTTACACGGATCTCCGTCAACTCTCACACACATCACTCATCTGGTCACACTTCCTTGCAGAAGAGCGCAACATGATGAACTCATGCTCAACACCTGTTCTTTCTTCTAGCCAGATTTCAGGATTGACATTCACTGCTGCTCCTGACGCAACTGGAACTGGAATCACAACAGGAACATCAGGCACAGTAGTTCAGGTAACAGTTTCATCTGCTTACGGTGAGTCTGCTCCTTTTGCTGCTGGAACGATTACAACTGTTTCAGGCCAGGGTGTAAAGGTTACATACACAGGAACTCTTCCTGCAAACGTTGTAGCTGTAAACATCTACGCAACAACCACAACACCAACTGTTTACAAGGCAACTACAGTCAGCACCGCTTCAGGCGTTACTGGTCTTGCATTTGCTTCAACAACGGTTCCTGTTCCATCAACCGACGGTTCATACAACACATTCGCTGCTGGCGCTAACTCAGGCTCAGGTTACGACGGATGGGTTAACACCTTCGCAACAATCGGTGGATACCAGGCTCAGTTGAACGGCACAGTGGCTTCACAGTCAACTGCTGACGACTTCCTACAGGCTGCTTTCGTAAGTCTTTTCAACTCAACAATGGGTGACCCAGACGTAGTTATCACAACTGCTGCTGTACGTCGTGCTATTGCTAAGGCGATTCAGACAAGCGCAAGCACATCTTCATACCGTCTTAACTACGAAACTGGTTCAGACGGAATTGTTCTTGGTTCACTCGTACAAGCCGTACAGAACCAGGCAACAGGCAAGATGGTTGACCTTGTGACTCACCGTTTCGCACCTGCTGGTGTGGCGCTGGTTCACCAGAAGTCGCTTCCATTCCCAGACTCAGGTGTGGCTCAGACTGTGGAAGCACACAACGTTGTTGACTCGATGATCATTGAATGGCCACAAATCGGCTTCTCATACGACATCAGCTCGTACACGTACGGTTCACTTGCTTTCCGCGCTCCAGCGTGGTCAGGTGTAATCACCGGAATCACTGGTTGATTCTGTTAAATCGCTAGGTGCTTGCATCTAGCCACTGAGGTAGAGCGGTGCGGAGTTCCCCTTCTCCGCACTGCTCCCTCGTTCGCAAAGGGAGAATTAAATGAGACTCGTAGGTTCAGACAACGGACTTAAAGAGATTCAAGTTAACGAAGGCAAGGTCATTCCTCGACAGAAGGATGGCACATTCCACGTTGACGGCACAGACGCTCGCTCTCTCGTTAAGTCAGGAGACTTCGCTGTGGCAGGTATTAACTTTAGAAACGCCAATGGTTACAGGTGCGACGCTTGTAACTTTGTCAGCCTGTACCGCGACAAGTGCGGTAAGTGTGGCTCAACCGAACTCACCCCAGAAGAGGAATAAATGTCAATCGTAGCCCCATTTGTTTACTCCGGTGGAATGGTCGAACCATACGTCTCGCTTAACGAGGTTAAGTTCAGTCCTACGGCTGCAATTATTGACTTTACAAACCTCATTGAAGACGCTTCACAGGCAGTCCAAGACCGCGCACTCTACGAGTTAATCGTTCGCGCTTCGTCAAAGGCTGACAACTACACAATGGGAGTTTACGGATCACTTTGCGCCACCTCGAATACCGAGAATGGTCGCTACTACATGAACCGCATGGGGCAGATTGTTATCAACCCCTACTTCACGCCTATCCTCGCCATTGAATCGTTCTCCGCAGGATGGGGGCCAGGTGACGGACTACAGAACATTCAACTTTCAACGTCGAATTGCTCAATCGAGCGCACACAGTTCATCATTACTAGCCAATCCACAATGGGTCTTTACTTTGGCAATCTAGGTATCGTTGGCGGCAATATGCAGTCTGGTACGGAAATCTTTTGCCAGTGGACATACATCAACGGCTGGGCTAACACATTCACCAACTCAACGTCAGAAATTGGCGCTACTTCAATCACCGTTAACAACGTCATGGGCATCTTCCCAGGGCAAAACCTAACTATCTGGGATGGACAAAAAGACGAGTACGTTCAGGTTTCAACTTCATGGACACCTGGCAACACCACTCTGACATTCACCAATCCTCTAAAATACTCACACGGATCTGGCGTTAACGTCTCAGCTCTACCTGCGTCGGTCAAGCAAGCGGTAATTCACTTTATTGTTGGAATGATTAAAGAGCGTGGACAAGGTGGACTGGTTCTTAACGAAATCGGTGAACCATCGGCAGTCACTTCTCGTCAGCAAAGTTCTATGTCTGACGAAGCAATGGCATACGATTTGCTAGATGACTTCAAGCAGATTTGGGGTCGTGCATAATGTCACGCGCCACAGTACGTCAGGCGATTGCTTCGTACTTGACAAACGCTGGTATTACTAACTTGTCAAGCGTCAAGCAGTTCCCGGCAAAACTAACCCCCGAAGGTGACTTCTTTGAGGGTGAAGACCCAGGACACAGTTCTGGCGCAATCATCTTTCTCTACATTGAAAACCAACGAGAAAACCGTATTGCTCTAGGTGGCCCTCACAATGGTCGCAAGGCTATTGACTACACATTCATTCTTGACTGCTACCTGCGCTCAACGCACCAAAAGTCAGAAGACGCAGGGTTTGACAACGAGACTTTCTTAGACTCACTTGTTCAAGCAATTAGAGCAGACCGTAATGCTGGCGCACCTGGCACTATCTTTCAATGGGGAGAAGGCGCTAACGGCCCAGCTGGTGGCGAAGACATTGACATCACCTCGTATTACCCTCGCCAAATAAACGGCAAAGCCGCAGCGACACAAGTAACCTCAACAGTTCGAGTGCGCGTTGTGGAAATTATTGACAACTAAGGAGCATTATGGCTAATTACACATACACAGACGCAACTGCCAGGATTTATCCTGACATTGAATACAACGGATCTACACTCGAAGCACTACCAGGTCAAATCTATGCACTAGACGCTGACCCTGGTGATGGTCGCTGGACTTCATCAGCAGCAACAAAAGCCCCTGTAACACCGCCAGAAGCCCCTGTAGAGGCTCCTAGCACCGAATCAACCTCAACCCCAACCACTAACTAAGGAGCGCCTCACATGGCCTTTTTATCCGCCAACAGTTACATGGGTCTTATAGCCGAAACGGCTAGAGGAACCCTACCTTCAGGAACACCGGTTTACATTCCGGTAACAACTCCACAAGTAACGCCAATGCAGACCTTCTTGCGAGACGAAGCCTTCCGAGGCTCACCTGTAATGGTCTATGACCAAGTTCAGGGTGTCCGTCACGACGAGTACGACGCTAAGTTCTACCTGTTTGCCGACACATTTGGAAACTTTGTTAAAGCAGTTCTTGGTGGAACAGACACAGTTACAACAACTGGTTCTTCAAGCTCACACAACATCAAGTTGTTAAACAGCGCTTCAACAGGCTCACAGCCACAGTCATACTCAATCCTTGACTTTGACGGTGCTAACTACTTCACCATTACCGGCGCACAGGCAGACAGCATTAACTTGACATACGGTGCAGAAGCAGCAGCAGACGCAACCGTGAAGTTCTTTGGAAACCCATACACTTCATACACCACACCACCGGCTCCATTTACAACGCTTTCGTTCCCTGCAAACCCGGAACACATGATCCCTGCTTGGGATACAACAATCTCGGTTGGCGGAACTACGTTTAACTACATTCAAACCGGTGAATTGAAACTTGAGCGCAAGACTGCTCCTATTTTCACAATGGGTTCACAGGCTCCTCTAACAAACTTTGCTGGGCCTATTGAAGTAACCGGTAAGTTCACAGCGGTTGTAAACTCAAGCACAGATGTATGGTCAACTGGAACAAACGCAGAAGCACTTACACGCTCGCCACAGGCAGTAGTAATTACTCTTACTGACCCTAACGACTCAACTTCATCTGTTCAGCACAGTATTTCTTTCACAATGACCGCTGCACAATTCCATAACGTCAAGCGCGTTCGCTCAAAAGAATACACAGAAATTGAAGTAGAATTTACAGCAAACGCAGACGCAACCGACGCTACGACTGGTTACTCACCAATCCAGGCAACGATTGTAAACGCATCATCAACGCCTTACTAAACAATAACCCAAAGGGGATAAAATGCCAGCAATAAACCTTCCAAATGGACAGTCAGCCATCTTGTATTCGCGTGACGAAATCTCTGAGCGAATTGCTCGAAGTATCTCACGCGCGTACATGAAGGCGGCTGGTACG